GGTTTTGGTGTCACCTAGCACAGTTACATCAAGTAGGTAACTGTGCTTCCGTAGTTTCTACAGGTGTAGAAACTACGGTATTTTGGACTACAAGTCCAAGTTTTTCCGCTTCGCTTCGATTTTCAGGGTTTTCCATGAAATCGATAAGATTTGCAGGATCATTAGCAAATCGCTCTCTAATTTTGGCTGGCAAGGCATCAAATTGCTCTTCTGCGGCCATAATTGCATTAAGGGCAGAGTGGTAGTCGTTGACACCAGAGAAATCGCCATATTGAGGCGATAAAGGGTTCTGAGGAATAAGTCCGGTCATACCGAACTTTTCCATAATATTATTAATATCGCATTCATCTTTGAATTGCTGCTGAGCCAGAGTTGCATCCTCACAATGCAACCCTGACTCATTTGACGCAGCAATCGTGTCATAGTTATAGGGTGTACGCAAAAATGGTGCAGTAATTTTTGTCATTTCATTTATTCCATTGGTGGTTGAGAATTGCGAATATCTTGTCTTATCGGTTGACCACGATAATTTTTAGTACCGCGTACTGCGGATACTGCGGAATGAGCGCCAGTAGCAACATCCCTAACAACCTTAGCTCCTGTTTCCACAGTCTTTAAGTTTGGATTATCATTATATGTTTTTCCGATAGCAATAGCTTCGGGTTGCATAGCTGAAGTTCTGGCAGCGGTTGCAGAACTATTTTTAGCAGCTGCTAAATTATTTGTAATTATAGAATCGATTTGTTTGCCGTACTTTTGATGTCCGGGCAACTTAGCAGCTTCATTAGCTGCATCAATGTTAGTTTTTAGCATGGTTGAATGAGCGAGATTAGCTTGCTCATCAGCTGCGTTTGTTTGTGATTTAAGTAACGCATTTTGGTTGTAATTATTTACTGCTTGGCTTGCTACATGAGCGCCTTGAACGGCTGAGCCAAGTGCGTTTTGCATTTGCGCTTGCGCTCCAGCGGGTGTAGACGCTCCACCCTGAGAATAAGCAAGCATCGGATTTAATCCGGCCGCTTGCATATCTTTTACGGCACGTTGATATGCCGTTGCTGATTGTTCAGCTTGAAAATTCATCTGCGCCTGAGATTGCGCAGCATTAGCGGAATTTGTCTGTTGTGTACCGAAATATGAGCCGGCTGCACCTAACACTGGTGCAATAGCCGGTAGCGGATCGGAGACTGCTTTAAAAGCGTCTCCAACCGCATTTGTGATTCCATCAAAAAATCCCATTAGAAGTGATCTATTAAGCCAGGAACTGAATACATAGGCATAGGTCGTGCCATTTTGACATCAAAGAATGAGTCAAAAAGGAATTGTTGTCCATTGGCAGCTGCTCCAACGGCTACTACACGTGATACAGGTGGTGTATCTTGAATAAATGTTGAATTCAAAGTAGGCGCAGCGGTAAATTTTTGAGCCAAATGCCAACCGTCGATTGTTCCGGCGGAAGTAGATTTAAACAAACCAGTAATCTTAGATGGTTTGTATCTGTATTCTGCCCAACGTTCTTGGTATCCGAATACATTGTTATCAGTTGATGCTCCAGTTGCGTAAATTTCTTTTTGTAAAACTGCTTGTTCACCCAGTGTTGCGAAAGCTGGGAAATAGAAATCATAACGCGTGGATCTAGACCACATACGGTCTAATCCTTGTTGGTAAGTAAGGTCTGCTCTAACAGAAACGAGACCAATAATTACACCATGCTCAGTAAACGATTGAGTAAATCCATGATTATGAGCCAGGGCAGTACCCATAGCAGCAAGGTTGCCCAGAGGGGTAGTTGTTCCTGAAGCGTTAGTACCCGATGTTTGAGCAATCGGATTAACGTTAATAGGGGTCGAGCCACCCCCGAGATACTCTGGACGTTGTAAGCGAGCATCAGGAGAGACAACACCAAAGTGAGACCTAATAATTTCAGTATATCGAGTACCGCCCCTAGCGTCTCGTTCCAAAAGTTTTTGTATCTGAAATGATTGACGCAACTGATTAACAGTTGCTGCAGTTGCTGAGCTAAGATCTGCATATAAATTAGGTTGGTGTCCGCCTGTTCCGGCTGTACCCGATGAGTTTATAGCATCAGGAAAGAAAAAAGATGATTGATGAGTCCATCCGTAAGTACCGGCTGGAATAGCTGCTCCAGTTGAATCATAAGTAGTTGCCAATGATGTTGTGTTTCCGGCTAATGCGCCGAAACCTTTTACTGGAGCGCTTGTACCTAAAGGTAAGGTGACACTAGTACCCTTTTGCGGCCATGGTAATGCCGATGTAAAGTAGTCGTGTCTTTTACCACGACGTAATAGCGTGTAATTGGATGATGTATCGGGTCCATCACCCTTATCTACTACTACGCTTGTTTGTAAGTTCTCATCTCGGAACCATTCGTTCCAAATGAGATTGTATGCACGTGGCCAGAAGGCACAGTGAGTAATAGTATTTCCAGTTCCTAATTGTCCAACTGTTGGTAAGCCCATGTAATCTTGTAGGCTGCCTACGGTATAGCCTGATGCTGGACTAGTTTGTGTAGGCACAACATAAGAGATCGAGTCAGTTGGGTTTTCTTGTTGCCCCATGAATTTTTGCCAATTTGACCAAATTAGGCGATTGGGAACAAAAAAGAAGAAGGAATCCATAATCATGTTATCCATGATTGGATATAGTGGGGTTGCTAGACGGGCAAATGCCGTCATTTTCAAGTTAAATGTGTCTCCGGGTAGAACCTCGTCGACGTACACAGGAATTAAGTAACCCGCATCAAACGTAGTTTTATGAGTCTTTTGAGCATCGAATTTACTGCGTGGTATATCTGCTCTTGGAATCATCGCAAAGCGATTTGTATTAACTGATTGATTGCGGTGCATGTTTTTCCTTTGTTTTTCCGTGAGAAATGTTGCCATTTCTCTACGGTTGTTTATTTAATCTTAACTTGTTTTCCTAATGATAGGAGTTTTGGTTGTTCATGTAAATCAAATAATCCAGTTGAATCGTCGAACTCTCCGAATTCGTAGAGATCAAAGTCGTCTGGATGGTTATATAGCTGATTTTCTGGGTCTGAACGGTTTATTTCATCTGAGAATGAGCGAATAGCTACTCCAGCTGAAGGTACGAACATTGGTCGCGCATATGCTTCGGCAGCGCGGTCTTTTACGGAAGCGAGGATAAGTTTCATTATTTTCCTAAGTGAGGTTGCGTTTAAGTTTTTGAAGTTTTGCCTGAGTTACTGCTTCTTTTGCTCGCAGTCTTTCAGGGGTATTGTCTTCGGAATTAAGTTTAGCATTATTTTCCCTCATGTAAAGCAATTCGTCATATTCGTAGGGATGGTCAATTTTATATTGTTTGTCATAATATTTTGGTGGTTTGACCTTTTTTCCGCGAAGTATAACGTAGTCTTGAGGGTATATATCCGAAGTATATTTTTTATAAAAGTCACACCCGATACCGGGTTTTAAAGACATTTTATTGAATTCAGGTTTTAAGTCTAAGTATTCCCCAGTATCCGGGTTAATACGTTTGTAATGTGATTTGGCATCTTTTCCAGTCTGTTTTTTCATAATGTATCTAGCCACGTACGCGGCTGATTCGAAAGTAACGTCTCCAATGGAGGAATGACCAAATGGCCAGAGAGTTTCAAGTTCTTTGGATCTATAAAGCATAGAACCAGCGGCAGTCCTTTGCCATAATTTTTTATCAGGAAAGTCGTATCCGAAGATACAGGCGTGAAAGTGGGGTCTGGCGTGTTGCTCACCATATTCTCCAGCCATGTAATAGCGGATTGTAAGTCCTCGGCTTTGCAAAGCTTTTCTAAATCTTTTGAGGAAGAGTTGAAAGTCTTTGTAATCCAAAGAGCCATCGCTTGGGAGATGTGTATTGTCATATGTGAGCGTTATGAATGAATTTTGTTTGTGAAGTTGGGATTCGTGCATGCATCGAATAGCCCACTGTCTTGATCGTTCTAGCCGGCAGCCAATACATTGTCCGCACGGGAGGTCTAACGACCTAACGATGTCATGTTTTCGTATTTCATCGAAAACAATAGATTTGTCAAAGCATTGAAATGCTTTGAGAGGATAATAACAAGGCATGTGAGGTGCCTGGGGACTTTATTAGAGTCTCCAGCCCCCACGCATAGGATTGTTGCGCATGTTTGCATGTTTAGTATGTGAAGCATGTTTACGAAAAGTCCTAGCGGATTTTCGTTTATTGACAGGAGCTCTACGCATCATTTTTTATGTCCTTGGTTATTGTTAGTTTTAGGGTTTTGGTGTCACCTAGCACAGTTACATCAAGTAGGTAACTGTGCTTCCGTAGTTTCTACAGGTGTAGAAACTACGGTATTTTGGACTACAAGTCCAAGTTTTTCCGCTTCGCTTCGATT